CGCAAGACGAAATGTCAAGGTTGAAAAATTTAACTTTGCCGTCCTCACGAACGGAGAGGCATGCGTCGTCGGAAAAGTAAACAAAATACCCTCGCCCGGGAGGATTGATTAGGTTATTAAAAACCATCGTCAATTCGTCCGGGTCTGGGGATTTACAAAAATGAATGGTGAAGTCATTGATCTCAATGTCGTTCTCGGACTGGGCCTGCTTGAGTAGGTCTGACAAGACCACACCTTTAAGCGATCCACCCGCCCCGATATCAACAATCATCCTAGGCTTCTTGCCAGCTTTGGCCCATTCAAGTGTTTTCATTTTCCATAACACAGTACGCAATCTTCCACCTTTATCTGTAAGCCAGGGGTCGTGATCATCCCCCGCGCGTCCTTCCTCCCGCAAACTCTTCCACGCCTCAACTCTCAGAGCTTGCTTTGGGTGTGGTTGTTGTGTGGCTTTCTCTGCTTCTTCATACACACTAGTATATTCATGTAACTTTAACGAATACTTACTCTTTAAATACTGAATAAAATCTTCATTCTTTTTAATAAAAGAGACTTGATTTGAAAGAAGTTTATCATGCAAGCCAGGGGTGTCTGGTTTCCTCTGGTTTGTCAAACGTCGGCATGCCAATCTCTCATTTTCATTTGTCTTAGCATAAACAACCGCCGTGTGATCAAAACATGGACCATTAACACTCCTATAGTTCCCGTCTGGCCTCTCTATGCCAGGCGTGAACATAGGCTCGCCCCCGACTAAAAATTGGTGCCCTTGCTTCACCGCGAAGTCCCCGTTTGGGACAAAGGTCTCTTCGACGGTGCAGTCTCGTGTACCAATTTTATACGGGGGTTGGTATTCACACCCTTGTGTGACCCCCAAACGCGAAAAACCGACCCAACACCCTGAGGGATCATCAAAGAAGCCCTCAAGTTCAACACGTACCACAATTGACAAACAAAAGAAACTGTGTTAGTATACATTTCTGGGTTGATCCGTACAAATTTTTTCCCCCCTTCCCACAAGGACGCCGTCTGTCTGACTCCCGATTCAAAGGCAGTCAAAAATTTTCTGTCGTCTGTGATAGCACGACGACCATACACGTCCTTGTGTTCTATGAGGTAATCAGCAAGATTTTTAAAAATTTTCGTTTCTATGTAGTTGTTAAAACTTTGTGAAAGAACGGATAAAATTTGTGAGTCTTTTTGCATCATCTTTGTTCCCTTAAATTTCATATGCTTAAACAGAAACCGTGGGACATATGTAATTCCAAAAGTATCTTTAACCTCAACTAACTCAGCATCAGTCGAACTATCGACGTGTGTTGTCTCACGTCGAACAAATGGAAAACCGACAGTGTTGAGAAGAGTCTCGCGTAGTTTAATCCCAAGATGAAAATCTGGATTTTCCTGACCGCAGAAAAAGATAACTGCTGGAACAATAGGTTCACCCCCAAGCATCTCGGGCCCAGGCTTTTTCTCCTCGACGAGAGGGCCTAAAGCGGGCGCACGATACACTACAGGTGTTTGTCCTAAGCAAGTGTTCAACAACGAAGCAAAAACAGGAGGGGCTGGAGCTGGCAAAGCAATCGGTGTCGGAGACACGCGAAAGCCATGATGTTCAAGATTCTTAGTCAAGGCCTGTTGTTCGGCGACCTTCGACAAAGATTGCACCGCACTAGCACGGAGTGACAACGCTTGTTTCTCTTTGTATTTAATCTGTTTGGGTTCAACTGCACTAAAGTCGGGCACCGGATGAAGAACACATGGCCTGTAATTAGGACATGCGAGATCATAACAATACCTATTAACTTTAGCTCCATCAGACACGCCACCAGGTGCCACAACCGCACTACCCGAAAGCAGTGGTTCCCCTATGGTACAGGGTGTGGGCTCCGAGTGAGCGGGCTGAAAGAGTAAAGTTGAAAGGTGTTCACGATGCCTGACTACCCACTCGGCATAACCTTGAAGCAAAAGGTCTTGACATTGGCCGGAACAGTAGTTAACACCAGGTTTACAATTTATAAATTCTTGAAGTTGTGTGCGATCTTCGATTGGTGACAGTTTAAAGACTTCCTCCATTTCAACACGAAAACCTACAATCCTGTTAGACAAGACATACGCCTGCCACTCAATAGGCAAGGGCTTATGACAGTACAAGTGCAGTATAAGAGGTATATACACATCTGAAAAAGTTCTTCCTTTAGTACTAACACCACTTAAACTACTTACTACGCTACTAACTTTTTCTTTATCTTTAGTACTAACACTACTTACACCACCATCTGCTTCAATACACACTTTTTCTTCTTTACCTACAACTTTACCCGTCTTCAAATCTACACTCCCTTTTTCTACATTTTTCTTATCGTCAATCTTGTAATCATAATATTCGACGTCGACAATTTTGACAGAAGTTCCTATTATCTCAGAAATTTTTGGAGCGTCCGTAAATTTAGTTGGAATAATCTCAATATCATTCTTTAAATCTACACGAAGAGAGGAGAGTGTTGTTTCGACAGGTCGATCAACTTTGACATATGCAGGGGTTAAATTGGTGAGCAAATGCAGATGGACATCCCCAAAGTCCAGACAGTCCTTAACCGCAACAAAATTCTGGCTCTTATCTGCGCACACATACCACGTCTGCTGTTTGGCACGACGGGCATCGGCTTCACGTGGTGAGGTTCCTGGCCGTTTCTTCCCTTTTGGTGGGTGATAATGAACATAACCCCCACAAACTGTTTGACACAAACGTGCCTGGATAGGGCCATCAGGACCATCTCCGTCCAATGCAGCACCTGCATTCTTTTCAGTCAACTGAACTCCGGCACGACGACACTGCAAACAACGACGATGACGACGACTTTCAACATACCCATAACACTCGGGTATAACACAATACATGTGGTCCGGAACATAATCTGGAGTCTTCTCCTTAAGCTCAAAGGCGACATCCAGGAAACAAACAGAAGTAGCATTAAGTGGTAAAGTCAGGGAGTCAAGTGTAACGCCGTACTTGAGAGCTGCGGCATCCAAACGCACCAGAGACGCCTGGAGGCGGGAACGAGCAATGTCGGCTTGTTGGAGCAAAGTGGATAATTCGGGAGGAAGTCGTCCGGGACCATCTCCCTTCTTAGCGCCAGCTCCAAGCTGCCCAACACGTTTCTTCCCGTCTCCAGGGTCTAAGTCGTTAGTGGACACAAGATCATCAGAAAGAAATGCAGAAAGTTGCTTCTTCTTCTTAACAGACATGGTAGAGAGGACAGAAGCAATCTGTGTGTCAGAGTCTTCGGCTGTGTCTGTACATTCTTCGTTATAATCTTTATTCTCACGAAATTCTTGAAGACGACGAGCTGATGCCTCGGCTTTTTGTTCAGGTGTCCCATACTTCTCAATGACACCACGGAGCTTAAGCATGGCAGCGCGGTTGTGAGCAATGACTTCGTCATCCTCCATGAAAACAAAGGGTGCCTTTTCTTCATGTAATTCTTCTTTTCCTTCTTTATGTAAACGGACTCGCGAAACAGACTCATGTAGAGCTTGGCGCCGCATAGGCGCGAGTTGTTGTGCACGTCCTTTCATCTGGTGTACAAACGAGGAAGCAGGGGCGGAAGCAGAATTTATGACTTGTACAAGAAGAGTGGCAAAATTAGTGTCAGACGGTGTACTAGCAAGTTGTATGGTACAAGTCGGCGGTGCAGCAACAGTCCCAGTGCCGTCATAAAAGATAGTGAAGACACCAAAATCAAACGCGGCAGTGACGGATGTCGTCGGATTCAACAGTGCATTCACTTGCTGAAATCCTGTGTTATCTGCAAATATCTTGACACGTGACAACCCGTTAATGGGTGTCACGGCAAGCGGAACTTGCCCAGAAGTTGAAGAGCCATACACTTGATAAATAACTAGGATGACAGTGTTAGGTGCCATATTGTAAGGTAATGAAAAAGAAGAATGATCACCAAGAACGTCAAGCCCAATGTTATTATACAAAAGAACAGGATTGGCCAAGGGCCCATCGAAAGGAGTTACAAAGACATTAAAACAATTTACAAAGGCACCAAGACCAGAACCAACGATGCCAGGAAGACGAGGTTTGTGCAAACGAATGTGATAAGCGACCCAAAGTTCACCAGCAGCACTGTAATCTGCCGCTGCACCTTGAGTGAACACATAGCACTTTGCATGTTGATAAAATTGTAAATCGGGCACAATTTGACCAGTTTGCAGAATCTTTAAAAGTGGGATCTGTGTCTGATTACGTGCACATTCGATTGGATGGACTTGCGGCTGAGATGGCTTGCCAGTCGTCGTAAAGGCCATATTAGCAATCTCAGTCTTATTGCTAGGCTCTGGAGCATAGACATCATACTCCGTCGCCAAAACAATAGTGCCTAAAGAGGCCGTAGGCGATGCCACAGCGTCAGCAGACAAAGGTCGATAAACGAGAACCATTCCCATAATCTCCCACTGTTGATAATTGGCACTAAGACCGACGGCCCAAGGAAATGAAAGTGGATTGCTAATATCCAAAGGAATAACACGCAGCGTAGGATCAATAGTCATACCCACATCTGCAATGTAATCATGATGAAAAATGTCGTGCGGTTGGCCCTCACTAGCATGCATTGTCGGAATAGCTCCATTGCCGGTGAGAGAGTTACGCTCGACTTGAAAAGAGTGTGGGGCAGCAGAATAATCTCCAGAGCCGAAAATACTTTGAAACCACGAACCGGCTTTACCACCAAGCCAACGACCAATGTGTCCACCAATGTCTTGCCAATAATCACCACGGCCCACAATAGTGCCTGGGAATGGCGGATTCTCATTACGCAGGTGAACAGCCTGTTTACGCAACTGCTCTTGACGCCGAAGGCGTCGAGCTTTCTTACGAGTGGCTTTATTGGCGAGAGTGGCAACTTTGACGCGCGTAACACTGCGACCACGCAATTTGTGCGGTTTGGCTTTGCCAGGCGTCTTAGCGCGTGGTGGGCCGTCCCCATTGAGATCGGCACCAGCATTGGCCAAGTGTAATTGGCGATTAATTTTTGAGAAAGATGAACAAATATTTAAAAAGACTAGAAACATAAAAGTTGAAAAGAAAGAATCAGAAACACTTACATTTTTATTTCCAATTTTACTACCAACATTTTTATTTTCTATTTTACAACCAACATTTTTATTTACTCTTTTTAAACAAACACTACAAAAACTACAATACTCACTACTTTCGACAGTGCGACAAGTCGCGTGCAACAGATCGCGTGCACAAAATTTGGATGCAATCGGCGATCCAAAATGTCTTACAAGGCACATATTCTTAATGTGCATTGAACCTTCGGGAATGAAATACCCGGAATAATCGCGGTCCGTACTGGACAACGCAGATCCTTCAGAGCAACCACGCTCTGGCTCTACGAGGTCAATCCCCCTCGGACAAGTGGTGCTCCACATCGGAAACCGTGAGTCCGCCTCAGAAGCTATTCTTGTTTTATTGCACAAGGCCTCCTCGACAACTGCTAGAGTCTCTTCACGTGGTCCCTCCACTGCGGCGTCATGTTTAAGGATACTCATCTCCCCACCCTTGGTATCGTGCACTGCGAGTATGCACGTCCCAGGCAGGAATGTGTCTCCGAATTTCACGGCTGACTCCAGGCCCTCCACCGCTAACCTGGCGTTCCTGATCGCTGCCTCGTCCTCCATTTTTGAACTCAGGGGGAGTTTCACCACACCCAAGTACATCACGTCCAAAGCGCACATTTTGTATGCGCTCTTTTCCGCCTGATCCACAGGACCCGCGATAAGACGATCCGTCGTTCTGACCCCCCCATATCCCGGGACAGCGAGATTTCGCTTCCGGTGATGGGCTGAAGCCATAGTCGCCAATGGATTCAATGCCACTGTAATCTGTAGTTGTGACGTCATTGAATTATGGACAAGACCATTCTAAAAAAGGGGGCTGTTCTTTGAAACGGGAAAGCTAACGACTCCTAATGAGTAAACCCGTGTGGAAGGAGGCTGGGACGCGTGGTCGACCAGCCCAAAGGCCAGTGCGACAATTCGCAACTGGCAAATAGTAGGTTAAGTACCCACAACAACTGGCGTTTTAATGCCCGCCACGGCTATTCTCAGCGGCTAATTTAACGTCAAGTGACGGGAGTCGCCTGGACTAGTGAGTCCAATCAGTAGCCGTTGTCTTTGCCATACGGCAACGGTTAACCCAACATAGTGGGAGTCGGTCCTGAGCATACCTACTTGGATCATAAAACCTTGCTGTCCGGAAATGTTGGGCATACATCGGTTAAGCAAGGT